TCCATGATTGGATGGATTATGCTTATCGCTACCTTGACGCGAAATACCGAACAAGTAACCCTCTGAAATTGAAAGCTATTATGAATATACATAAGTCTGTCTCTAGGGCTGTCTATAGTCGGACTAAAGACCGTCCTAAGACGCCCCACCTACCTAACCTAACCAGACCTAACCTACCGAACCAAACCAAGAGAAAGAGTGTGACGCGCACGATGCCAGAGAATTGGTCGATCACGGAGCAGATGGTCACCTACGGAAAACAGAAGGGAATGAATCCATTAACCATCGAGCATGAATTTGAACACTGTAAACTGCATCACGACAAACAAGAGTCAACCTTTACTGAAAAAGGCTGGACCAGACAGGTCTGGCAAACATGGGTCCTCATGTGGATTTCCTTCGGTTCGAAACAAATCAATAGCTCTGGATTGTTGCTTCCGAAGAGTTTTCAGAAACTTGAGACGGATCGACAACCAGGACAAGCGATGCCGGCAGAAGTCCGCGCCTTGATTGCGAAGGCCGGCAAGGACATGCCACCAGGTGATTGACAAACGGTAGAAACTGCTTCAGAAAGGATTCAGCTTATGAAACTCGTGAAACCCGACCAGTTCAATCGCCCGGTGTCGGCCCGCATTGAGTTACCCTATCCGTCAGCACACATTCAGGCCATGGTCACGGTGATTGTGCTCAAAAATAATACCGTGGAACTGCAGGGCCATGTGGTGGATGAAGGGGTGGGGAAGGCGATTTTGGAGGCCGGGCTGCAACGGCTCACCCAGTGGCATGCGCAGCAACGGGCGGCGCAGACGGCGCTGTTGGTGGGGCCGGATGGGTTGCCGCTGACTGGGCCGGCGGGGAAGGCGTGACCAGTAAACAGGAACGCTTCTGCCAGGAGATCGTGAAAGGTAAAAACCAGAGCGATGCGTATCGTGTGGCATATAAGCCGAAAACCAAAAAACAGAAGTCAATCCACGAGTTAGCTGCGCAACTAATGGCCGACCTCAAGATCAGGTCAAGGATTGCCGAAATATCGGCACCGATCATTAAGCGCATCCAGACTTCGCAAGAGGAATGGCTTGAACGAGCAGAACGGTTTGGAAGGGCTGACCCGCGCAAGATGTTTGATCAGTTTGGCAACCCGCTGGAGATTAAAGACCTCGGTGAGAATGAAGCCGCGATGATCGCTGGCTTTGAGTTTACGGAACAATACGAAACGGTGGAGGATAAAGATTCAGGTACGAAGAAAGCGGTGGCGGTAGGGGTGACGAAGAAGATCAAGATCGGTTTGCCGTTTCTTGAAGGCCATAAGTACCTAGGGAAGGTTTTAGGCTACTATGCCGAGAAGCACGAGTTTACGGGGTCGCTCACGTTGGAGGAGTTGGTGGGTGTGATTGTCGTGAAGGAAACGAAACCGGAGCCGAAGCAGATCAATGGCTGAGGTCCCTGACAATGTGCGTTCTGAGCTGCAGCACTGGTACGACGACTGTAACTACTTTGCACGCAAAGAACTTAAGATGGAACCCGATCCCGCCCAGGAGGAACTGTTCACGGCGTTTTCTGATACCTCGATTCAACGCATTGCGCTGAAAGCGAATAAGGGCCCGGGGAAAACGGCCGGGCTCGCCGTGTGTGCGTGGAACTTTCTGGCCACACGGAAACATCCACGCATTGCGGCCTGTTCGATCAGTAAAGACAACCTGATGGACAATCTCTGGCCCGAGATGGCGAAGTGGCAGCGGAACTCGCCGTTTCTCATGGCGAAATACAAATGGACGAAGACCAGGATCTTTTCGATCGAGCATCCGGAGACGTGGTGGATGTCGGCGCGGTCCTGGTCGCAAACGGCGAAGAAGGAGCAGCAATCGCTCACGATGGCGGGATTGCATGGGGATTATACGCTGGCGGAGTTGGATGAATCGGGCGGGATTCCCGATGGGGTGGTGGCCACAGCCGAGGGGACATTGGCGACCATGGGCGGGGAGCATCGGTTGATTCAAGCGGGCAATCCCACACACCTAGAAGGGCCGCTGTATAAAGCGTCGACCACAGAGCGGCACCTGTGGAAGTTGATCGAGATCACCGGCGATCCCGACGATCCCAAGCGCAGCCCGCGGGTGAGCATCCAGTGGGCGCGGGAACAGATTGATAAATACGGGAAGGACAATCCCTGGGTGCTGGTCAACGTCTTTGGCAAGTTCCCGCCCGGCTCCATGAACACGCTGCTGGGGCCTGACGAAGTCAGCGCAGCCATGCAGCGGCACCTGAACGAAACAATGTACTCGCATGAGGCCAAGATCCTGGGCGTGGACCCTGGGCGCTTCGGTGGAGCCAGGACGGTGTTATTCCCTAGGCAGGGTATGGCCGCGTTCAATCCGGTGATCTTGCGCCCGAACCGCAACGAGAAGAACTGGACCGGCAATGTGGTCGCACGGATCTGTCAAGCGTTTGAGAAGTGGGGCGCGGATATCTGCTTCATCGATGATACCGGTGGCTGGGGCAGTGGGATACTCGACGGCGTGGTAAGTGCGGGGTTCAACGCGATCGGCGTGACATTCGGCGCCAAGGCGCTGGACAAGCGGTATAAGAACAGGCGCTGCGAGATGCATTTCACGGCAGCTGAGTGGGTGCGTAACGGCGGCGCGTTGCCGTATCTGCCTGAGCTGCAGCGTGAGGCCACCGTCACGACCTACTGGTTTTCAGGTCAGCAGTTTCAGTTGGAGGAAAAGGACCAGGTGATGGAAAAGCTGAATGGCGAATCTCCTGACCTGTGGGATGCGTTCGTGTTGACCTTTGCGCAGCCGGTCGCACCGCGCACGGGCTTACCCTGGATCGATGGCAAGACGATGCACGCGAAGACCGAGGACGATGAGCCGAGCTATGCGTATCAACAGCGGGCGCGGATGGAGGAGGAGTAGACATGTCTCTTGAGTTATCCAGAGAACGCAGCCATGACCTCTGGACCGAGATCAGGCCGTTGCTGATCGAGCACAAGGGCGAAATATCTTTTTATCCTGACATCGAACTCGCGCCGGACATACCGGCCTACGAACAGGCCGAGGATGTAGGGTTACTGCGTTGCTACGTGGCACGGCTGCATGGCCAGATGGTGGGCTATGCGATCTTCTTCGTGAAGTACAATATGCATTATTCGCACAGTCTGCAGGCGGTCCAGGACGTGCTGTTCGTGACCAAGCCGCACCGGCATGGACGGGTGGGGGTGCAGTTGATTCGGTATGCCACGGAGCAGTTACGCGCCGAACAGGTGCAAGTAGAATATCAGCACGTTAAAGCGACCGCACAGATTCGTGCGGCGCTCGCAGCCTTAATGGCTCGCAGCGATGTGGGGGCGCTGATGGAAAAGCTGGGCTATGAGTTGATTGATCTGATTTACGGGAAGAGGCTGGATCGATGAACATGGTGCTGGATATGCGCGTACCCAACAAACCCTTGTTCTTTGTCCGTGAAGTCCCACAGTATTTTCCCGTACCGATTGCGCTCTGCACCATCTATCGCTGGATTGAATCAGGTGAATTGGAAACAGTTGGCCCGAAGTACAAGCAACGCATCACTCGCCAGTCCCTCATGAAGAAAGTTTCTCAGTTCTAGCATCCCACTCGCTCCATCCGTGATACATCCCCATCCTCATGGGCAGTTCTGCCAACGTTCTCATTGATACCTTCCTCGGTCCGAGCAAGATGGTGACCGACACCATCGGCATTACCAAACCCAAAGGCAGCGGGTTCAAAACGACGGCGCCAGTCAGGCCTGGCCAGACCGATGCGGATCGGGAACGCGAAGCGCGCAACGCCGCAGCTAAGCGCCGTAAGGAATATCAAGACATGGGCCGGAGCTCGACGATCCTCACGGGTGGGCAAGGCCTTGCGGGGTCTGGCGCGGGGGAGCAGAAAACACTTTTAGGGTACTGACGCTATGGCGCTGATCACTTTCAGCGATACTCCCAGGCAACGCCTCAACAAGCTGGCTGCGCAACTCAAGAACGCGCGCACGTCCTACGACGCGCATTGGCGGGAACTCGGCGAGCACTTTGCCCCACGGCGCACGCGATTTTATGTGGAGGACCGCAACCGCGGAGACAAGCGACACGGGAAGATTATCAACGAGTGCGGCATGCTCGCGGCCCGCACGCTCCGCTCCGGCATGTTCGCCGGCATTACCTCTCCTGCTCGCCCCTGGCGCAAGCTCACCACGCCGGACCCAGACCTGGCTGAGTTTGGCCGTGTCAAAACCTGGTTGCAACAGGTCAATAAAAACATGCGGACGTTGGACGTGCGCAGCAATTTGTACAATGCCATCCCTACTGTGTTCGGGGACGCCGGGGTCTTTGCCTCCTCCGCAATGGGGGTGTTCGACGACGACGAGGACGGGTTTCGCTGCTTCAACTTTCCGCTCGGCTCCTACTGGCTCGCCTGCAATCAACGGAACGTGGTCGATACCTTTATGCGCGACTTTCAGTTAACCGTGCGGCAGGTGGTGATGATGTTCGGGGATCTGCGGGCATCGGAGAAGGACAAGTGGAAGAACTTCAGCTCGGTGATCAAGAATGCGTGGGATAAAGGGATGTATGAGCAGCCGGTCACGGTCACGCATATTCTGTATCCTAACGTCGAGCACAATCCGAAGCTCTTGGATGCGAAGTACAAACGCTTCTCGTCCTGCTA